GTGGAGACATTAACCACAGAACCCGCCGAACGCGCGGCGACCGACCTGATCGCCCAGTACGAGGCCTACCTGAAGTTCAAGCGCAAGGCCGCGACAACCATCGAGATTTACATCCCGGTCCTGCGCGCGATGGACCGCGACCTGCCGGCCGGGCTTGCCTGCGCCACCACCGACGAGATCCACGCCTGGATCTATAACCCCGAGCGCGAGCGGGGCGACAGCACGTACGCGTTCTACAGCACGATCGCCCGCGGCTTCGGGAAGTGGGCGTCGAACCCCCTTGAGCCGCGCGTCGACTTCAACGCGAGCGCGCTCCTGCCGCAGATCCGCGGCGACGCGGAGCAGGAGGCCGAGCCGGTCACCGAGCAGGAGCTGGCGGACATCCTGGCCCGGGCCAGGGAGCCATACCTCGACCTGTACTTCCTGGCTGCGTTCGCCGGCATGCGCTGCATCGAGATCTCTCACACGCAGCGGCAGCACATGACGAAGGAGAAGGTCCGGATCTACGGCAAGGGCGGCAAGTGGCGGTCGGTGCCGACACACCCCGCGATCTGGGAGCGCTTCTGCGACCGGCCGGCCGGGCCGCTCGCCCTGGACGTCGCCGGCGTCCCGATGGACCGCAAGAAGGTGATCGCCGCAGGGAACCGACACCTGCAGCAGAGCCTCGGATACAAGGAGCGGTCGATGCACTCGTTCCGCAAGCGGTTCGCGACCCAGGTGTACGAGGACTCCGGCCACGACATCATGCTGGTCAAGGACCTACTCGGGCATGCATTCGTCAGCACCACCCAGCGGTACGTCGGCATCAACAAGGCCCGCCAGGCCGCCGTGGTGGCCGGCCTGGCGGTGCCGACGAGGATCAACCCTTAGGAGATGATCCGGGGCCGGCGGTGGTGGGCGCCGATCCTGCGGGTCTCCTTCTGGTCAAACCGCACGCGGGTGCGGATCTCGTGTCCGACGAACTCGACCCGGGGCGTACGCCTCGGGTCGAGGTGTTCCTCGCGTGCGACGACCACGACGGTGGCCGGCCCGGCGTCGATGGTCTTGTTGATCAGGTCCCAGTCGTACAGAACGCTGTAGAGCGTGTAGCCGTGCTGCTCGATGTGGGCCAGGCACTGCTGGGCGTACGTGCCTTCGAGGGTTTCGCCCTCAGGTAGGTAGATGATCGCGTAGATCGTGTCCACGGCAGGTTGTCCCCGTCCCTTCGTGTCCTTTGGTGATCATGTGGGGACGGCTAGTTAACGCCCGCGTTACGACAAGTGAGATCAGCCTCACCGTGGATCATGTGTGCACGTTTTAATCGAAGTCGGTCGAAACGTCCACAACGGACTCCGCTGGCCGTGCCGAAAGATCCGACCTTTATTGACGCCCAGCTCAGCGTGCGTATTCTGGCGCAGCTATTCGCCCTGCGGAAGTCCCCTACGGAAGCCTTAGCGTGCAGCCTCGTGGCGAAACTGGACGTGATGGGCACCGCGGAAATCGCGGTGCGCCTCGGCGTGGGCACCCGCCGCGCCCGTCAGATCGCCATGATGAAGGGGTTCCCCGAGCCGGCCGCCGAGCTCTCGATCGGAACGATCTGGCTGACCGCCGACGTCGAGGCGTGGATCGCCCAGTTTCGGCCGCACCTGGCGAAAGAAGACCGGGCCTAGCCGCTCGGAGTTGCGGCCAGGCCCGGCTGGGGATCGATCACGGTTCCCGGGGTCATCCGCCGTGCATCGCGACTCCCCTCCGGGCCCGCCCATAGGCCCTGATCGCCGGGACACGGACCGCCGTCACGACACTGCGACGGCGGGGATCGGGGCCGGGGTTATAGCCGCGCGGGCAGGTGGCCGGCACGCATCTGGTACTCGCCGTCGACGAGCTGCACGTAGAAGCTCCGGGCGTTCCGGTGCTGACCCTCCGGTTCGACGACCACCCCGCGCAGCCAGGTCCAGCCCGGCTGGGCCGCGCCATAGCCGGTCGGCTCCCCGATGTACTCGATGACGAAGTCGTGGAGTCCGTCCGGCCACTTGATAGGGACGAGGTCGCCGGGCCTGGGCGGTTGGGTGCTCATCTGGTCAACCTCGCAATCAGGACGCGGATGGTGTCGTGGTCCGTGTCGGGCAGGCGGATGTCGCGCTCTAGGGCGCCGAGGATGGCTACCTGGTCGGCGGGGCTGAGCTCCAGGCGCAGACGTGGCGTGCGCGCCGCGTTCTTCTGGCCAGCTGCTGGGGGCTCGGGGTACGAGTCACGGGTACTCACCATCGGCGCCACTGGCCGCGTTGGTCCCTCCAGCCGGGCTGAAGCTGCCACTCTTCGAGCGGCCCGAACTCGCGGCTGGGCGTCACGTTGTTCAGCCGGACGTAGTACAGCCAGGCCTCGCCGGGCACAGTCCGCGAGACGACCGCGTAACGCTGGAACTGGAGGATGTAGTCGTCGCGGTCACGTGGCATGACGGTGACCTCGGCGCCGATCCCGAAGACGAGTTGATCGCGGGCCCTGATCAATGTTGCGCCTCCCCTGCGTCGAGAGGGTGACGCAGCGACGACGCAGGTCAGTCACCACGCCACCCCCGTCCGGGGTGACGACGGCGGGCGGGAGCGTACCCCCCACGTGATCATCCGACGGTGCCGAGAAAGTTCCGCCGACGTCAGCTCGGGACTATACGCTGGGATATGACATGCGCATAGAACTTCCGTGTATACACGTGCGCATAGCGTGATCATCTCTAGCGTGCGTGCTATGCCGTCGCGTAGGGACATCAAGCTGATGGGGCCCGCAGAGATCGGCCGACGTCTCGGTGGAGTCGGCCGTGCGCGCGTCTACCAGATCACCCAGCGCCGCAACTTTCCCGAGCCCATCGCCAAGCTGGAGATGGGCTACGTCTGGCTAGCCGACGACGTCGAGGAATGGGTCCGCCAGCACCGGCCCGAGATCGCCGACGGGCCTGAAGGCCCGGAGTAGCTGTGCCCCGGCATCGCAGACATTCCGGCCGGGCGAACTTGCTTAAGCGATCGCCCGATTGGCCGGTCATCGACGCCGATCATCCACAACGGACCACCGGCACGTGCATGGAACGCGCGGCGGCTTCACTCTGTGGAACATGTCGAGTCTCGATCGGGCAAACCGCCGGCTGAACCGCGCCAGTCGCATCGTCGGATTCCTCGCCACGCTGTGGCTGATCGGCTTCTGGAGCATCGTCATCGCGGCCGTTGGCCTCGGCGTCTACGTGCTTGTCGGCTAGTCGACAAGCGCAAAAACGCGGGCCCCTGTGGATAGCCGTGAGGCTTATCCACAGGGGCCTGCGTCATGTCGATGGGTTGGCTACCGTCCCACTATGGACGAGTTAGCGAAGCGGATCGAGCAGAGACTGATCGCGGCCGCGGACGCAGCCGAGCGCGCGGGGCTGCTACCTCCGCCACCCGAAGAGCGTGGCCACGGCCTGGCCGTCGAAGGTTGGGAGTACGGCGACCCGCTGATCCTGCTGACGGTGGCCGACGTGGCACGGATCGCGGCAGATGAGGCGCGTGCTACTCGGCCTTGACCGCGCTCGGGCTGTCCGGCTCGCCGACGCCGGACGTCACGATCGACGTCAGCACGGACGCCAGGGTGGCCAGTCCGGCGACGTCGAGCGTGTGGCCCCAGGCCAGATCGGTAATGCCGAGGCCGTCGACGGCGATCAGCGCGAGCGAGGTCTGCGCGAACGTCTTGATCGCGCGCTCGATCGTCTGTTTCCAGAACTGCTTGGTGAGCATGAGTGCCTCCCTAAACTTTGCAATCTCTCGTTGCATCACTTTGCAATGTGTGGTTGCATAGATGCATGACGACGTTCGACCTCACGAACCGCCCGACCGAGATCACGACCGCCGACGGCATCACCGTCGAGATCCGCTGGGACGCCGAGTGGCGGCGGCCCGACACCCGCCAGGCCGACACCTGGCACGTCGAGCGCGGCCACTGCGCGAACCTGCACGGCCGGCCCGGGCACCCCGACCCGTTCGCCGAGCCGACGATCGGTGAACAGTGGCGCTACACCTGGATGGACCGGCCGACCAGCATCGAGGGCATCGACGACGCCGACATGGACGACGCGATCGCGCTGCTCGTCGACGTCGGCCGCGCCATCCGGACGTCGGCCACCTTGCGCCGGCAGCGCACCGAGCGCACCATCGAGGTCCTGCAGACCCACGGCGACGCGCGGCACGCCGCGCTGACCTCCGGCACGCCCGGCCCGGAACGCTGGCAGGCACACCAGACCGCCACCGCCCAGCTCCACCGGGTCGTCCTGGCCGCGTTACGCGACCAGCTGCTGAGCGAGGACCAGATCGCCGACGCGTCCGACCTCACTCACGACCAGGTGCGCGCGCTCACGGCGGAGGTCGAGTATGGGCGGCCCGCGACGCAGTACCTCGGCGACGACGCATTCGCGCGACGACTCGGCATCGCCGTCACCACGCTGCGCTCGTACAAGAGCCGAGGCCGCCTGCCCAAGCCGGACATCGAGCTCGGCGGCGCCGACGGCTGGTCGGTCGAGACCGTCGAGACGTACGCCGCGACCAAGCTGGGCCAGGGCACCCGCACCGACCTGATGCACTGACCGCAGCCTGCGCTAGCGGGTGAGCGCTACCGCAACCGCTACGGCCAGCGACGCGATCGCCAGCAGCACGGTCACCGACGTGATCGGCCACCGCGACTTCTCGATCGTCCGGATCCGCGACTCGTGGTCGAGCAGCTGCTGCGCGGCACTGGCCAGCGGACGCAGGTCCGCCTCATGCTCCGCGATTATCTGATCGGCGCGGTCCTGCCGCGCCAGCGACGTGTCCACCCGCTGAGTGAGCGCCACCAGCTGCCCGTAGATGTCCGCGAGAGTGATGATCACGCCGCCGTTGGGCGGCTGCGTCACGACGTCGGGAGCGCGTCGATGATCTTGTCCAGCTTCGCCTCGATGCTGGCCACCCTGGCCGGGATGCCGAGCAGCTCGAGAAGCGGTGAGTCCGGCGCGTATCCGGCGGCCTTGGTGCCCGTCTGGTCACCCTTGAGCACGTCGCGCAAGCCGTGCAGGTCCAGGATGAAGTCCTGCAGGTCGCGGCTGGGCCACGCCTTGCTGCCGACCTTGTCGGTGAGTTCCACGTCTTCCCCCTCGGTTGGTGCCGCCCAGCCGGGGGCGACAAGTGCTTTGAGCTGCGCCAGTGTTCCGCGGAACGCATTGGCGTCCGATGTGGTCTGACCGCCGATGGTCGCGGTCGAGCTGTACTGCCAGATGACAGGCATTTGCCCGGAGTAGGTCTGCCAACCGCCGCCTTTGTCGCCGCCCATCCGCGCGTACAGCGACTTGAAATCGCCGGTCGTGTTCGGCAGCGGGTAGCGGGCGTTCCACAACGGGATCGTCAGGCCACGGAGTTCGTCGCCGTACTGGCCTTTCGAGGCGTAGCAGAGCGGCCGCAGCTTGGGCATCTTGGCCATCAGCCGGTTCGCCAGCGTCTGGATGTAGGCCCGGTTCGGTTTGGTCTTCGCCCCGGCCGGCCACTTCTCCGCGTCGATCTGCAGAATGTGCTCGCGGCCCGTCCAGCCAGGGCAGCTGCGGTTCAACACACCCAGCCACCGGTCGGCCTCGCTGGTCGGGTTGCCGTAGAGGTCGGGCCGCGGCACCCAGTAGGTGCCCAGCAGCACCTCGTCCGGATCGGTGCCCTTGACGTATGCCCACCAGTCATCGAGTTCCGTGTCGCCGGCGTTGGAGTCCCCGCCGGCCTTGTGTGTCTGGAAGACGATGCCCTCGCGGATCATCGCGATGGTGTTGGGCAGGTCGTAGTGCGAGACGTCCGAGCCGTAGATCGTCATCGTTCTCCTTAGGGCTCTTCGTAGGTGCCGGCCCAGCGGACGATGTCGCCGGACGCGAGGGTGAACGGAATGGTGTTCGTGACGAGGCCACCGGTCGGAGCGCCGATGAGGACGTAGGGCACGGCAGAGGCCATTGACGTGGAGGTGAGGTAGCCGGCCGTACCGGCTGAGACGTCGAGCAGCATCGCCGAGCCGATGTAGTCGATGGCCGCGTTCGGGGTGGAGGGCAGCCCGAACCGCAGGAAGCTGGTGCCGGTGACCGTGGTCGAACCCCAGGTCATGCGGGCGACGTAGAAGACCGTCTTGCCCATGCGCAGGTAGCGGCCGACGAGGCTGCCGTTACCGATCGCGGGGCTGCCGCCGGCAGCCCCGTACGTCGGCGTGAAAGCGGTCCAGGGGCCGAGCTGTGGCAGGAAGTCGTCGAGAAAGATCTCGTCACCGGCGAGCGGCACAGCTGCCTCCTACAGTCCGTATCGTTGTCGGGCGGCGATGCGGATCTCAGCGCCGGCCGGGAGAGGCTTGCTGACCGTGCCGCGGGTGACGGTGGCGGTCTGTTCGTTGGCTCCGGACACCAGCGAGGCGGTCCCCATCGCCGTGACGGTGAGGCGTTCACCCGCGATGACCACGTCGTAGGGCGTGTTCGTCGACCAGGTGATCGCGAGGTTGGTTGTGCGGAAGATCAGCGAGATCGCGCTGTTGGTGACCCCGGTCTTGAGGGTGGTCGTGCGCGGGTTCCACCGCGACTTTTCGTACACGCCGACCTCGCCCCACGGCCCGGTCGGCGCGCAGTTGAGCTCGACCGTCCACGAGTAGGGCTCCAGCCGCTGCGTGTGCCCCAGCGCCGTGATGTCGACCGCGTTGCCGGCCACCTGCGACGGTTCGTTGGCGATCGTGGTCCGGGGGAACGGCTTCGCCGCCCGCCACAGCGGGATCTGCCCGGTGTTGCGGGCCAGCTGCAGCACGATCAGCGGCCACCGGTACTCGTCGACCGTGGTCGTCTTCAAGCGCCAGTTGGCCCAGTCGGGCAGGCGGTCGTCGGTGGCGATGGCGACCGTGGCGCTGTCGTCGAGCAGGTCGACGGCCTCGATAGAGGCGTCGTCCTGGGCGACCGCGCTGGACCCGCCGTCCCGCGTGATCGTCCAGGAGTTGCGCAGCTGCTGGTCGTCGTCGGTCGGCTCTGGCGGCTCGGCGACATCACCGGGCGCGAAGTCGAGCGCGAGCTCGACCGCCCGGTTGTATCGCGCGTACCGGGGCCGGTAGCCGAGCCCGGCACCACGCTCGTACAAGATCCCGAGGTCCGCGGCCTCCGCCGCGTACAACAAGTTCAAAAACGTGTCGACGCGTTGGGCGCCGAGCGGTTCCGAGTCGCCGGGCTCGACGACGAGTTGGACGCCTTGCTCCGCGCAGAGCCGTTTGACGCGGGCGGCGGCGAGTTCGCCGACGTAGCCGTTGGCCGCGTTGATGAACTCGGCGTCGATGAACGGGGGCTCGTGGTTGTACGCGGCTACGGAGGCCATCCGGCCGCCGTTGAAACCGAGCGAGCCCTCGGCGCGCCAGCCGGTCGGCGCCCCGATCGTCCCGGTAGCGGTGTCCGACATGAAGAAACCGCCGCTGATCGTGACGTCGATGCCCGCGATGAGCAGCTTCGCGTCGATCGTGCCGCCGACCTGCGTGACGATCAGGTCGTAGGCGATCCACCGCGGCGGGGTGATCTGGGCCGCGTAGGAGTTGATCGCGCTGATCACGGTGTTGCCGTCGGCGTCGACCCCGGTCAGATACATGCCGGTGGCGTCCAGGTCGAACGTCCAGGTCCGCACCGTCCCGGTCGAGGTGACCTTCATGATCGTGGTCCGGGCCGCCGGCGGGGCGAGCAGCTGCGCGAACCACACCACCGCCCATACCGTGGGCGTGCCCATGGGCAGGAACGACGCCGCGAGCACTGTGCTCGCGGTCATGCCGACGGTCTGCAGGGCGCCGGGCAGTACCGGGCTGTTCTGGCCGAACTCGACGTTGTTGGCGCCGGCTGCCGTACCGCGCGGTAGCGCCGAGGCGGCCGATTTGGCTTCGGACTCGTCCTCGAGCGCCCAGAACGCCCAGGGGCTGTTGCGCAGCACCATCCGGGTGATCGGGGACCGCAGCGGCGTTTTGCCCTGCTGCAGGCGACGCAGGATCCCGGACGAGGTGATCGTGGCGGTCGCGTCCTTACGCGACTTGTCCCAGCGCGGCGGCCATTCCCACACGACGCCGGTGTGTTCGATCGCCTCGATCTCGAGGTCGTCGAAGGACATGATCACGGTGCCGGCGTTGGTGTTCGCCGCCGGCCGCCACGGGCGTAACCCGACCCCGGAGCCCTGGCAGACCGTGTCGTTGGCGGTGACCGTCCACGTCGTCGGTTCCGGCGACGCCTCCTCCCAGATACGTAGCCGGATCGCCGGGCCGTCCCATTGGACGCGTACCTTGATCCGCTCGTTCGCGGAGTAGGTGAACGCGGTCGTCGCCGACGCCAGGTCCGTCAGCGTCCCGCCGGACTGCCGGCCGATGATGCCCTTGACCGCGCCCGAGAGGTCGAGCTCGCACCGCACGTGCAGGTGGTCGGAGCTGTCGGTGTAGCGGACCTGCAGCCCGTAGCGCAGCGAGGCGCCGGTGGCGATCACGGGCGAGCTGACGACGAACGTGGCGTCGCCGTCGCTGCAGCTCGCACCGGTCAGGATCGCCGACTGCGCGAACCCCGCGCCGGTGAACGACACCCGGCCCATGCCGGCGCTGGCCGACCAGCCGCCGCCCTCGAGGGTCCACGGCCCGCCGGTCTCCGGCGTGCCCCAGGTACTGGCCGCCGCAGCCGTCCAGGTCGCCGCGCCAGAGATCGTGCCGACCCGCAACGGGGTGCCCTTGCGGATCTGCCCGTACCACGCGCCGAGGATGTTGCGCGTGCTGAATCGGCCGTCGCGGTTGTCGATCGTCAAGGTGCATTTGCCCGGGTCGACCTTGGATCCTTCGTCCGAGCGGCCGGCCGTGATCTCGATAGCCGACGCGGTGCGCACCCACTGTGTGATGTCGGTCCACACCCACGTCGCCGGATCGGCTTTCGGGCTGCCGCCCAGTGCCAGCTTCACCCGCACGGGCAGCACGGTCTGAGGAAACGCCATGACGCCTCCCTCACGCGTTCAGCAGGTTTTGGGTGCGCATGGCCTTGCGGAACCACTTCGCGAATTCGCGTTCGGCGCCGTCGAAGTCGAACCACACCCGGGTGGTGCCACCGCTTCCACCGGCGTTCTGCAGCAGCCGCGGCAGCTCGTCGAGCGGGGCGACGACCTCACGCTGGCCGCCCTCGCCGGCCACGATCGGCATACCGCCGCGCACGGCGGGCACGATGCCGCCCTTGGCCAGGTACGGAACCGTGGGGATGCCGAAGGAGTTGCCGCCGAGGCCGGGCACCCAGCCCGGCACCGAAAAGCGCATGCCGCCGAGGCTGCGGTTCCACAGGCCGGCTACGGCGTTGAACGCCGCCCGGAACGGTGCGGTGAAGAACCGCGACAGCGCGCCGAGCGCCTTACCCAGCCGCGACGGCAGACCAGAAAACCAGCTGGTCAGCGACGTGAACTTGGAGACGATCCAGTCTTTCGTCGCGCCCGCTCCGGACTTGATCTTGTCCCAGTTTTTGGTGATCGCCAGGACCGCGACCCCGATCGGGCCAGTCAAGATCGCCAGCAGTAACGGCCAGTTTTTCTTCACCCACCCCCAGACCGCCGAGGCTGCGGACTGGATCATGTGCCATGCGCCGATCCAGAACGCCCGGAAGCCGTCGGAGTGCTTCCACAGCAGGATCACCCCGGCGACCAGGGCGGCGATCGCGAGGATCACCAGTCCGATCGGGTTCGCCGACATGGCCGCGTTCCACAGCCACTGAGCGGCGGTCGCTGCGCCCGTGGCCACCGTGGAGGCGACCGTCGCCACCTTCTGGGCCACCAGCGCTACGGCGGCACGGCCCTTGGCGAAGGTACCTGCGTTGTCCGCCGCGGTGTTCGTGGCGGTCGCCGCCGCCGCCGTACCGGAGGCGACCGTGTTCTCCCGCAGCGCCACGGTGTGGGCCCGGATTGCCGCGGCCATCGCGAACTGCGAGGCGATTTGGAAAGCCTTAACGCCGAGGCTCACGCCGGCCGCGATGCCAGAGTGCTTGAGCAGCAGATAGCCGGCGGCCAGCACCGGCAGGAACTTGAGCAGCGGGCCGAGGTGGTCGACGGCGAACTGAGCCGACTCGCCGAAGATGTGCACCGCGCTGCCAACGTCGTCGCTGTGGCCGGCGAGGTCGCCGAGCAGCGGCCCGATCTGCGCCACGGCACCGCGCAGCACCGCGAAGAACTGGGCGATCTTCTGCTGGCCCTCGGCGCTCTGCACCCACGCCCGCAGAGCAGCCGAGCCGCGGACCAGGAAGTCCAGGGTGCCGCCCCCGTCGCCTCCGGCGTGGACGATGGCCAGCAGCGTCGCACCGACGTTGACCGCGATCGCCCAGAACTGCCTCAGGTAGCCGACGCCCGTGCGGATCCAGTCCGCGGCCTTCCCGGACTCGCGCATCCGGATCGACCACGTCTCGAACTGCTTCGCCAGATCGGTGACCCCACCAGCGAAGCCCGGCAGGAAGCTGGACCCGACGGTGACCCATTGCAGGATGCCGTTGAGCACCGGCCGGACCGCGGCCGCCAACCGGTCGGTCGCCGCCGCGGTGTTGCCCGTGAAAATCCCGACGTCGCGGACGGTGTCGCGGGCGGTGGCCAGCCCCAAGCTCTGCCGTATTGCCGTGTTGAAGCTCCCGCCCATCCGGGTCAGCCACGACGTGGCCATCGGCAGGTAGGTCGCGGACAACACCCGCAGATCCCCGGCCACGCCTTTGAACGTGGCCTGCTGACCGGCACGGGCCGCGCCCTGCCATGCCGGCACCAACCCCCGCAACGTCAGGATCACGTCGCGGCCGGCCGGGGACAGCTTCGCGAGCGCGGCCGCGGCCGGGTCGATCCCGCCACCCGCCGCGCCCGCACTCGCGGTCTCCACTTTGGTCTGCGCGTCGGCGAGCTGCTCGGCCGCCCGCCGCGCCTGCTCCTGCGCATCCGCCTGCCGCTGCAGCGCCTGCTGCACGGCATCGCTGCCCTCGACGCCCTTCTTTGCCCCGTCGGCCTGCTCAGTGGCCAGGTCTTGCGTACGGTCCTTCGCCTCGGCCAGCGTCTGCAGGCTCTGGCGGTAGGCGAGGTCGGCCTGCTGGATGTCGTAGTTGCTGCCGCCCGCTCGGGCCACCGCCAGGTCCTGCGCGGCTTTAGCGACTGCCTGGGTGGCGGCTTCCTCGTCGAGGCGAGACCCTGCGAGGGACCGCGACAGGTCCTCGAGGCGTTCCTTCTCCTCGGCGCGGGCCCGGTTGACGGCCTCGGTGGCCCGGGCGGCCTCGCGCTGGGCGTCGGCGAGCGCGTACTGCGCGTCCCGCACCGCCCGGGCGTCGTTGACCGCCTTCTGCGCCGCCTGCGACGCCTTCCCGCCACCGCCGGTCGCCGCGACGCCGGTGGCCTTCCAGGCGTCCGCCAGGCCGAACGTGTTCGCTTTGTACGCGCCGACGAGCGCGACCCCGCCGGCCAGCCCGGCCGGGATCGCCGCGGCGGCGCCGGCCGCCGACAGCGCCGACGACGCGAGCGCGACCGCCCGGGCCGCCGTGAACGCCATCGCCCCGCCGAGCGCCACGGTGGACGCGGCGGAGCGAAGGTTCGCGGCGGTGACCGCGTTGCTCGTGCGGGTCAGCAGCGCGTTGACGCCCCGGTCACGGCCGACCGCGTTGAACGCGAGGGAGACCTCCGACATGACCCGGCCCCCTCAGTTGTTGAGCTTGGCCATCTCGGCGTTGTGGGCGTCGACCTGCCTGGTCAGAAATGTGAGCTGGTCGACGGTGAGCCGATCGAGGTCCCACGGCGGAATCTTGTGCAGCCGCAGGATCCCGTACCAGTAGCGGTCGATCAGCTCGTCGAGAGAGCCGGGTCCGCCGTCGGCGTCGAGACAGCCGCCGGGGCATCCATCGGCAGCGCCTCGGGCTGCGGCGCCGGTTCGGCAGGAGTGACCGCCTGGGCTTTTCCCGGCGACAGCGGCGCCGACCGGATCGCGATCCGGGTGAACGCGATGCCTGCCAGCCGCTCGGCCTCGGGCATGCTGCCCTTGGCGTCTTCGAGGTCGGCCAGGTCCTGCTCGAGCTCGTCGACGTCTTTGACCAGCTTCACCTCGTCGCCGGCGAAGTCGACGTCTTCGATCTTGAGCGCGGGGTGCTGGCGGCGCAGGTAGGTCCACAGCAGCGCCTGCAGAGCGTCGATGTTGCCGAGCTGCAGCTCGGCGGCGAACTGGCCCCATTTGATGCCGGACACCTGCTGGATGAGCTTCATCTCCGGCACCCGGAAGTTTCCGGGCTTCATGTGCCAGCGCTGCGTCGGCTGGCCTTCCGGGCTGTATTCGAGGAACAAGGGTCAAACCTTCCTGGCGATGCGGCCGGCACGCCCGTCGAGTGCCGCGTACGCGGCGGCGTGCAACCGGGAGTTGTCTTGCAGGGTGTCGTCGAACCAGCCGGGGGCGCCGATCTGGATGACGGTGACGTTGGAACCGAAGACCCGGCGCCGCCAGCCCCCGCGCTCGTTGAGTCGCTTCGGGGCGTGTGCGAACTGGCGGACCTGCGGGGTGTGATCGGCGACGATCGTGGCGCCCGAGTCGAGCGGGACTACGTGCACCGCGGCGGCGACCGCCTGGCGCAGCGGCTGGCCCTCGTGGCCGGCGCCACCGCCGCGCGAGAGTACGGCCGAGCGGACGGCGGCGACGCCCGGGGCGAGCGCGGCCCCCATGCCCTTGGACAGATCCTGCCGCCATTCCCGGCCGGGCGCCTCGTCGCGCAGCGCCCGGGCGACCCGGGTGAATGAGTCGTGGTCCGGCTCGATAGCGACAGCGTCCATGACTCAGGCGGTAGCCCGGGTGATCGGCCCGGAGCACGTCCACGTGTAGGAGGCCTCGTTGACGTCGCCCGGAGCGCCGGAGATCGGGGTCAGCGTGCCGATGCCGACGGACCCCGTGTACTTCGGGTTGGACACGCCAACCACGGCGTTGGAGACCCGGACCTCGAACGGCACGATCGTGCCGCGCAGCGCCCACAGCAGCTCGTCGAGCTGCCCGGTCGCGACGTCGTTTTTCAGGGTGACCGCGAGCTTGGATCCCTCCAGCCCGTACAAGATCTCCTTCGCGCCGCCGCTGGTGAAAACGGTCGCGTCCTTCTCCTCGTACTCGATCGTCAACTCGATCTTGCTGCACCACGACGACCGGTCGACACCGTTGACGCCGAGAAAGGCCGCCTTGATCGTTTGCTTGGCCACGACGGGCCTCCTTCGGGCATGAAAAAAGCCCGGCGGACGGCCGGGCCGAAGACGAAGAGCGGAATGGGCTAGTCGATGCCGATGGCGGCGGCGACCAGGAACGACGGCGTCGTGCCGGTGATCGTCCACGACAGCCGGTAGAAACCGTCGGTGATCGGCCCGGCCAGGGTCTGATACTGGCCACCGAGAGCCGTGGCGGCCGCGAACGTGATCCGGTCGGTCGGGCCGGAAAACCCGACCGCGGCCGCCGACTGAACCTTCGTGGTGATCGTCGGCGTCGCCGTGCCCGCGATCGACAGGACATGCAGCGACGCGTGCAGCCGCTTACCCGCCGGAACGGCGCCGAGGTTGAGAATCGTGCCGGTGCCGGTCGCGGTCCGCGCGGTCCCGGGCGCGCTGGCCACCTGCCCCCGCGCCATCCAGCCGGTCCCGGTCATCGACGCCTGCCACGGAGCGACATCACCGGGCGCGCCGAGCAGCTGATAGGACGACTCGCCCGCGGTCATCATGTAGGCGACCGCCGCCTCGAGGGAGCCGTCCGGACAGGCGGTCCAACCCGCGAACCCGCCGCGGCTGGCCCACAACGCGTCGTCGACCAGCGAGGGATCGCCGGCGTCCCACAGGCCCGATGCGGCGATCTTCGCGCTGAACAGGCCGAACAGGATCTCTTTGGCGATGCGAGTCTGGGAGTCGGCGACCGGCCAGCAGGTCGAGTCCTTCTCCTCGAACTCGCCGCTCAATTCCAGCTTGTTGGACTGGCCGGTGAGGTCGCAACCGCCCATGAACAGGCGGACGTTGCGCAGGGTCTGCTTGGCCATCGCTACTCCTGACTGCGTACGCCGATGACCGTGATCGGCAGCTTGGCTCCGTAGAAGGTGCCGGTGCCGACCTGGTAGGTCCGATAACCGGTCGCGTTGCCGATCACCAGGTCGTCGCAGGCCCCGCCGAGGGACTGCGGATTACCGGGCAGGCCCTCGATCGCGTCGACCACGCTCTTCGCCGTGCCGACCGACAGGTATTGGTCGAGCAGCGCCTGCCCGGCCTCGTCCTCGGCGTGCGAGGTGAGCAGGTAGCCCATGACCATGACCTCGGCGTCCCCGCCGTAGGTCTGGTGATATTTGATCTCGACCTCACCGCAGTAGAACGTCGGCGGCTCGATCGCGTCCGGGCAGAACGCGTACGCCGTCAAACCCTTGACCTGCCGGGCGTTCGCGGCGATGCCCTTCTTGATCGACAGGACGTTCACTTCGCCGCGGCCTCCGGCCTGCGCTCGGGCAGCGCGGGCTCAGGAAATGCGGGTTCTTCCTCGACCAGGCGCATGTGCACGCCGATCTGGCCGATCAGCCCGCGCGCGCGGTCGACGTCGTCGGTGTCGACGGTGGCCAGCTCGGCCACCAGCCGGGCGATCGTCTCCTGAGAGATTATTTGCTGCCGCACGTCCTCTCCTGCGGCCGCGCGCTTGCGCAGGTCCTTGAGGATCGTCTCGGTGCTACGCACTACGCCTCCTAGGCGGTGATCAGGATGTACGGGGCGATCAGCGATTCCACGTCCGGGTCGAACCGGGACACCCGCACCGCGCCCCACTCAGAGTTGCCCAGCACGCCCTCCGGAGAGTCCTTGCGGCGGTAGAGCCGCGCGGCCTGCAGCGCGCACGCCTGCGACACCTCGTCCGGCACCGACGGCCAACCCCACCGGCCGGTCACCCGCACCTTCGTGGCGTCGCTCAGCCACCCGGCCACGGCGAGGATCTCCGTCGACGGCCGGCCATCGAGCGCCGCGTTGTCGGGCCCGGTCTCAAAGCCCGTGACCGGCGACCAGGGCGAGCCGAACCGTGTCCGGGTCTCCACGATCAGGCCGGTCGGCGAGGCGAGGTCGTCGATGTGCAGCGACTGGGCACCGTCGGGCGTCGTGATGAACCGGTCGAGCGCCGGGAAAATCCGGGCGACCAGGCCGGTGTCGGCGTAGAACCGCCGGCCGCACCGGTTGTCGATCTGCCGGGACGCGGCGCCGATCGCGTCGTCGATCAGGTCACCGCGCACGTCGATCGGCTGCGCACCGGACTGCCCGGTCAGCGCCTTCTTGACCTTCTCGGCGTCGGTGTAGGCCGGCGTCGTGCGGGCGACCACGGTCCAGGTCACCAGCTTGACGTCGGTGACCGCGCCGGACACGGTCCACGCTCCGGCCCAGAATTCCAGCTGGTTCGCTGGCGCGAGCGCCCGGTACACGCCGACGCTCGGGTGTTCAAGCGTCACGTCCGGGTTGGTGCCGTCGGGGGCGGTGACGGTCAGCGCCACCGCGGCGTCGACCAGGTTGCCGTCGCCGTCGTACGCCAAGTATTCGAGCGGGACGGCGTCGCCGAGGTCGTACGTGGCCATCGCCATCCGGCACCTCCTACAGCGGGATCGCCCGCCCGGTCGTCGTGATGACCTGGCGGCGAGATGTCGTGGACAGCACCGGCCTGCGCGATGTCGCGACCAGCGCCGCGTTCGGCGACGACGGCCCGCCCTCGACCGCGCCGGAACCGGTGACCCGCAAGGCCGGCAGGATCAGCGCGGCCGCGCCGGTGATGGGTGAGCTGCCGACACCCGAGACGCTCAGCGAAGGCAGGACGATCGCGCCGCTGCCCGCCGCGGCCGCGGTACCGGATCCGGCGGCCGCGAGAGGCGCAAGGGTCAGCCCGCCGGCGCCCGCCGCGGTGGCCACCCCCGCGCCCGCCGCGGTGATCGCGGGCAACGCGATCGCGCCAGAGCCGGTAGCGGACACGATGCCGGCGCCGGCCGCGGTCAGCGAAGGCAACGCGATCGCGCCCGACCCGGTGACCGCCTCCTCGAGGGAGAGCACGAACTCGACGTCGGCGAAGTAGCAGGTGCTGCCGAAGAAGTCCGTCGGGTACGCGAGAGCGGCGTTGACCTCGAACGTTCCCTGCCGGATGGTGCCGATCCCGCCGACGATCTCGCCGTCCTCGAGGGCCGAGATGTCGCCGTTGCTCAGCCCGGCGCCGTTGAAGAAACCGCTGCGGCTGACGTACCGGCCCTCGGAATTGTGCGTCCCGACGCGGTACAGCGTGCCGGCGGTCACCGGCACCGGCGTGTCCAGCGGGATCAGGTTCCAGCCGGCGGCCGCCGGTGAGCTCGCGCGCACCTCGGAGGCGAGCAGCGTGCCGGCCGAGGCGGAGTCCGGCGAGGTGACCTGCCAGACGGCACCCGTGTACGTTCCGCCGACCGTGCTGGTCGCGTAGAAGCGCACCGCGGTGATGTACCCGTTCTGGGCGAACCGCAACGTCGTGGCCGTGGTGATGCCTGGCGCGCCGTCGCTGTTGTCCGCCCCGGACGGCGTCTGCGTCGTGAACAGGTTCGCCACCGCGCGGCCCCCTCGATCAGCTGGCGGGCTGCGTGATCGTCAGCGAGGTGACCGTGACGGACAGACCGGTGCTGATCGCGGTCGTCGACAGCGTGACGTCGCCACCCCCACCGGTCGCGGTGACCGACCCGTCGACCACGCCGAGCCCGGTCCCGGCCGCCTCGGTCGAGTCGAGCAGCCGGAACCATCCGGCGGTGCCTGTCGCCGCGCCGGTACCGGTCAGCGCCGGGGTGTCGTCCGCGGTGACCGTGCCGTTCGACGGTGCCCCGAACGCCGGGTCGCTGAACGGGATGTCCAGCAGCAGTGTGCCCGACGGTGACGTCCCAGGCCCGGCCGGCTGGGCGCCGGTGTAGATGCGCAGCCGTCCGGCCCCGGAGCCGCCGTCGACCAGGGCGGCGACCGCGGCCGCGGCGGCGTTACGCGCGGCCGTCGAAATCCGCACCGTCACGAGCTGCTCCGGTTCGCGCCGCCGCGGCGCTGCCGGTTCGGCGTCGGCGGCTTCTCGCGCTCCGGCTCGGCGTCGTCGGCCGGGTCAGGCTCGGGATCGGGGTCAGGCTCGGGCTTGGCTGGCTTTTCCGCCTCGAGGCAACCGGGCGAGTCCCGGTTGACCCAGGCGGCATCCTCGTCGCTCAGCTCGACTACATCGCCCACGAGGTACGGCCCGAACTGCTGGCCGTCGCGAGTGGACCGGTATTTGTGGGCGACCTGGTAGCGGGCCATCAGGAGTTGACCGCCCCGGTCATCGCGAACCAGGACGTGCCGTCGCAGACGACCATGCCCGACTCGCTCTGCTGGATCACCGTCACCGCGCCGGCCGCGTCGTTCTGCACGGTCAGCGCAGCGGCACCGGAGCTGGCGTTGATGATGAACAGCTGCACGCCCGCCGAGGACTCCTCGGGCGGAAGCGTGATGGTCCGGCCGGTCGCCACAGCGTTGAACGCCATCAGCTGATACCGCTCCACCTCTGCTGGTGTGATCGTCCGGTTCGCGGCCAGGGTTTCCGCCGCCTTGACCGAGATCCGGTTAGCCCGGTCCCGCGGCCACGTCGCGTTGCGATCGCGTCCCGCCATCTCTCACTCCTTCCACGCCAACGGGCGGCCAGCACCAGGCCGGCCGCCCGCGGCGGGTGGTTACGGGTCGCTTAGCTCGCGGCCGTGGACTGGTTGTAGAGCACCGCAGCCGACTCGATCCCGGACGCGGCACCGGTCGGCGTGAACCGGCCGAGGCCCAGGCGCAGCGAGTACACGAGCCGGGTCTGGTCGCGGCCCGGCAGACGCTCGGACTCGACCATCACGCGCCGGCGCCAGCCGACCTTGAAACCCCTGCGGTTGAACAGCACCGTCTGGCCCAGCGTGTTGTTGTTCGCCGTGGTCGACACCTTGCCGTCGGCCTCGGTCTTCGGGACCGCGATCGACGCGATGTGCCGGTTGCGGCCGATGCGCGACACCTCGCCGGTGAAGACCGTCGCGGCCGGGCCGTACTTGTCGGCCGTGACGACCTCGTCCAGCTGGGCGATGCGGTCGGCGGTGTCCGGCTCGGACACGTAGATCAGGTCGTCCGGGTCGGTCGGGTGGCCCCAGTCGACCAGGCGGGTCCGGTCGACCATGAGGCTGCGCATGCCGATCAGCTGCGCCCACGTCGCCGCCGAGCCGGTCGCGTCCTTGGCGTTGGCCGTGTTGTCGACCAGCGCCGCGTGCCGGATGCCGTCGAACGCCAGGTAGTGCTTGGTGTCGGCCGGGTCGGCGTCGTCGAGGTTGATGTTGCCGGTCGCCGCGTTCGTGTTGTCGCCGTTGATCACCAGTGAGTCCGCGTAGTGCGCGACCGCGTACGCCGCCTGCCGGCGCAGGAACGGGACGAACGGGATGATCGAGTCCTCGTCCATCTCACCCGACCACATCTGGTGGATGATGAACTTCTTCGCATCGACCTGCACCCGCTGCGAGCCGGTCTCGACGGTGGCGTAGTCCGACGAGTTGCTCGCGAGGTTCTCCGGGACGAACAGCATCTCCGGGATGTCCACCTCGACCGGCAGGTACGCCGTCGGGTCGGTCATCTCGAAGCTGTCGATCAGCGGGAACACCTTGCCCAGCTGGCGCGGCGCGTCCCACAGCTCGCCCACGTACTGGGCGCCGATCAGCTGCTGGCCCTCGCCGGAGGTCTGGGTGTCCATCGCGCGGATCGCCCGCTGGTACGCGCCGGTCAGCTCGAACTTGCCCGCCCGGGCGAGCTCGCGGTCGGAGCCGTGGAACTCGGTCAGCGGGATCCGCGGGAACAGGTCGTCGATGGCCTTGCGGTCCATCGCCATAACCTTGTCCGCCGACAGGTAGCGGGCCGCGGAGATGCTGTCGAACGTGCGCTGCAGCTCCTCCGACGGGCCCGGGTGGGTACCGTTCTTCAGCCGCTGTCCGCGGTGCGAGCTCATCAGGTCGTGCAGGAACTCGACGTCGCTGACCGACAGGCCCCACCGGGCGTACTTCGTGCCCACCAGCTGCGTGTCGGCCGAGCCCGAGCCGAAGCGGATCTTGCGGACGAACTCCTCGTCCTTGGTGAGGCCGTCCATCGCCTCGGTGATGAGCTGCCGCAGCCGCTCGTCCGAGAGGCGCTCGGCCTGGTCCTTGTTCACGGCCTCGAGACGCTGCCGGACCTCCGTGGCCAGCGCGTCCAGGGTGAGCTGGTCGCTCATCCGATCTCCTTGGGTGCGAAGGCCGCGAGCAGCGAGCGCGCAGCGTCCTGGTTGATCTCCTGCGCCGGCGGCCCAGGGACGTCTTTCGTTTCACGGGGACGGATCTCCGGATCCGTGCCCAGCCACATCGGGCCGCGGCCCGAGCGGAGCGCAGCCTCGAAGCGGCGCAGCAGCTCGGCCATCTCGGCGTCGTCGAGCGAGCGGCCGGAGGTGACCAGCGCAGTCGCGTCCATCGGCACCGGCACCACGGAGAGCTCGGCCGGCTCCCAGCCCGACGCGACGCCGCCGCGCCAATAGTCGCCCTGGCCGTTCTCCCACTCGGTGACCTCGAACCCGATCGAGACGGCGTTCAGGTAGCCGGCGCGCATCTTTCGCTCGACCTTGAGGGCGAACGGATCGTCCTGGTCGAAGTCGAGGTCGCCGACCAGATGCTTGCCCTCGACCCGCAGGGAGTCCGGGTTGACCCGGCCGATCGGCAGGTTCTCCCGGCCCCCGTACGTGTGGCCGTAGCCCAGCACCGGGTTCCCGCGGTAGCGGGCCAGATTCGCGCCGGCCATCCGCAGGTCGATGCCGTCGGCCATGCGGCCCTCGCTGGCCATGATCACCCGCAGCGGCTGGTCGTCGGCGAGCGCAGACCGGTCAATGTGCCCGGTCGCACGGTAGATCCGGCGGGGAGCAGTTCGCATGTTCCGGCCCTTCTGGGCGCGCCCGAACATGGCGCCGGCCCGCGACCGGTACCACTCCAGGTTCTTCGGATTGAAAGCGGCGCCGGCCTCGGACTCGTACTCGATGTATTTGAGTCCCTTGTTGAACGGGTCGGCGTGGCTTGCGCCGTGTTCAAGCGACCAGTCGTCGGAGCCCACCTGGCTCCAGCGGATGTTGCCGTTAGCGCCCGGGCTCGTCTTCTCCAGCAGGATCGAGCCCTGATTGGTCGGGATCGTCAGCCGGTCGACCTCGGTGTAAGGAGCATCGGTGTAGTCGCCGAACTCGTCGTAGCCCTCGGTCAGCACGTCCTCGGCATCGCGTAGCTTCAGCCAGGACTTGGCGTCGAACTCGAGCGCTCGCGCGTCCTGATCGCCGACCTTGGTCCGCACACCGAGGTCGCCGCCCGGGCTGAGATAGACGTCGACCGGGCCGCTGGCCACCTCGAGGCGCTGCGCGGCCGCGGCCCGATCCACGTCCGTCGCGAGTTTCTCCCGCTCGGTGCGGTTCAGCGTCACCGTCGTGGCGTCCTTGCCGAGGACATCGACCTCGACCTCGTCGCCGTTACCGGGCCGCAGGCGCAGGGCCGGGTGGCCGTCGGCGCCGACGATCTCGTGCTCGCCCTTCGGCTTGCCGAGCGCTTTGGCCAGCTCGATAGCACCGGGCTCGCGGTCGAGCTCGACCTCGGCCCCGCCGAGGCCGAACGTGACTTTGCCGCCCGGCTTCGACTCGATCCGGCCGGACTTACCGCCAAGACTGAGATCGACGCTCGACAGCACCGACGGCAGGCCCGACAGGCCGGGCCCGGACGTCCACTTGCCCTCCGGATCGCGTGGCTGATCCGGATCGAAATGTCCACTCACAACCGCACCCCATTGATCGGGCCGAACGACATCAGCAGCCGGCGCGCCGCCAGGTGATCCAAGGCCTTCTCGCCGGAAACCTGCGGCGCCTGGTTGGCCGGATTGACCTCGTCGTCCGGCGCTCTTGCCGGGTCCGCGGTCGGGTCGACCGGCGGGATCTTCGGCTCCGGCAGCTCGAGCTGCCCGTCGGCGCCGACAGGGGCCTTGTTCACGGGCAGGTACGGCTTGTCGCCCCACGGCACCGGCGCCATGCCCTTGCTCTTCCGCCACTCGTTGATCGTGATCGCACCCCGGTCCAGGGCCTGCGCCTCACGCGTCCACGACTCGGTCGAGCTCTCCTGCAGCGCGGCCACCTGCGTGTAGTCGTACGCACAGTAGTCCGGGCCGCCCTTGAACCGGGTCAGGTACTGCTCGCGGATGTCCTCGGCCCGGAAGTCCGCGTCGCTGATCAGCGTGGTGTCCCACGCCATCCGCTCGAGGTCACGGGTGTTCGACAGCGTCGCGTTCTCCAGGTCGTTGAGCAGCGTCGACGGGATGCCGTACGTGCGGCACACCTTCCGGAAGCTGATGTTGAGGCCGGCCGCGAACTCGGCGTCGCGGTTGGTGATCGCCATCTGCTTGAAGTTGGCCTCGTAGCGCAGCACCGCCCACCGGTGCGCCTTATCCGCACCGGATAGCCGCCGCTCAAGCGCCTGCTCCAAATCCTCGGCCTGCTCCTTGGAGAACGTCACCTTGTCCGCCGGCGGAACGACGATGCCGGCCACCTGCATGCCGCGCTTGAACAGCGCCATGTTGCTGCGGTCCATCGCCGCGCTGGTTTCGGCGGCGAGCCGGGCCGCCGCGAGCGGCGACAGCGGCGAGAACTCGTCGATCGGGTTCGGGTAGCGAAACCAGCAGATCTCATCAGGCGCGAACGTGATGATCTGCCCGGACACCGAGTGGTACGCGTAGCCCTGGATATAGCCGGTCTCATGCGGAATCGGCCGCACCCGCGACGGCTTCAACCACCAGATCTCGCCCGGCTCACCGCGCCGCTGCGGCGGTTCCAGCGCCCAGTAGGTCTCACCCCACAAACCCATGCACATCTCGTCCATGCGGCTCAGCCGCGCCGCGGTCCAGAACGGGTTGACCTTGCGGAACTGCTGCACGGCCGGGTGGGTGGTGTCCTCGCGCTTCTCGGCGCCGTCGCCGTGGAAGAACTGCAGCCTCAGCTTCGACATCATCCGGGCCCGCAACGCGACCACCGAATAGATGTCGTTGCTGGTCGCGGCGTAGTCGCCGTACTCCTCCGGCGCGAACTCGCCCTGATCGTGGCCGTACGCGTAATCCGGGGCAACCAGCTCGCCCTTGCCGACCGGCCACGCTCGCTGCAGCTCGCCGCGGCGGCGCGCCTGAATGCGTTCGAGGAGGCCCATCAGATCCACCCCTCTGGCCAGGTCCCGTTCCGGTTCCAGCACCTGGTGCGGCCGCGGCAACGGGCGTTGTGCCGATTCAGCCAGCGGCAGGTGAGCCGACCAACCGTCAGCTCGACGACCTCTCGCGGCAGCCAACGGAGCCAGCGCAACGCCAGCAGCACCGCCCGCTCGGGCCGGTTGAGCACCACGCGTACCTGGACTGCAGTTGTGCGTTCGGGAAAGTACGGGCCGATGGCGCCGTGGTACCTCTCATCGATGCGGGCGTGGACCACTCTCACGGCGCATCACCGGATCCGTTCTGTCGGGAGGCCGAGCGACATTGAGGGCGGCTCGTAGCCGGATGCCATGTCCGTCGCCATCACCTGCGTGCCGCGGTGCGGGACTCGCCCGGAGGGCGGAGGAGGAGGCGGGATCTCGCGGGCGTACTTCACGCGTGGGTTGTCCACGAGCTCGAGCTGCCTGTTGAGCCAGGCGACGTCGTCGTCGGTGAGGCGCGGGTCGAGGGCGGTCAGCGGCGGCCGCCACGACGGGTCGAAGCCCGGGCCATACATCTGCATCAGCCGACCCGCTCGAACTCGATCTGCCGCGGGTCCCCGTCGACCGGGCCCACGCGGCGATACCAGAGCACCGCGTTGGTCAGCGTGAGCATGATGTCCCCGCTGTCGTTGAGCGTCACGAACGCTGAATCAGCCTCATCGAGCAGCTCGCGGGCAACCCGCATCCGCTGCGGCGCCTCGCCGACAAGCGAGACCGTGCCGTTCTCGTGGCGCTGCAGCACCATCTCCTGCCAGCTCACGTGCCATCACGCTTCGCGGCCGCCGAGAAGCCCTCCATGACCGCGGCCCACACCCAAGCCAGCAGCCAGCCGACCGCCACGACCACCAGCCGAGCGGCGAAGCCGACCGCGAACGGCAGCGCCATCAGCAGCACCAGCAGCACGCGCCGCCAGTCCACCGTCGCCGCCCGGGCGTTGATCCGGTCCACCGTCGCCGTCAGCGTCGTCACGGAGTCTCCCGAAGGTCGAGCGCGGCGCGTACGAAGCAGTCCTTCGCCTCGAGGAGCTTGCGCAGCCCGTGGGTCCGTTCCGGGCCAGACGGGAGCGCGGCCATCATCTGTTCGGCTAGGTCGTGGCAGGCCTTGCTGGTGTCGCGCAGCGGCCCCTCGGGGAGGTGGTCGAACGCGAAGTACCGCGCCATGTATCGCTCAGTCGCCGCCGCCGCGACGGGGATCCGTTCGATCCGGCCCATCACCAGCTCCTCATGCCATCAGCGAGCCCACAAGCTCTTCGACCTTCGACTTGACATTGATCCGGGTCACGTACGCCCAGCGGGCCAGCGTCGCGCTCACCAGCGGCGAGATGTCCACGTCGCTCTGCTTGCGTCCCCACGCCACGGCATCCGCGAGCGGCCGCGGTTTCGCGTTGGCGATCGCGGTCGTCAGCTCGTTCTGCCCGGTGTGGCGCAGCGTCTTCTGCCGGACCGCGTCGATGATCTGCCCGGTGGCCTGTGCCACCTCGTTCGCCGAGGGCATCGCCAGCTCGCCGCGCTGCGGGTGCTCGGCGTCCTCGGGCGGCTTGATCCCGACCGCCTCGAGTTCGCCCTGCAGCGACGCCGCGCCGCCCTTGGGGTCGAGGCCGATCGCGACCGGGTCGAGGACCCGTTTGAGTTCGACCAGCTTCGCGACGACCCAGTCGACGCCGTCGCCGTACGCGACGACCTGGACGTGCCCGATGCCGTCCGCGCGCAGGCCGTACATCGAGATCGCGGCGTGATCGCGTAGCGGGGTCACGTCGACCGCTAGGGCGACGTCGCCGTGCCGCTTGGACTCCGGGTCGCCGAGCTTGGCCCAGACGGCCATGTCGATCAGCCCGGAGCCGCCGCCGGCGTAGCGGGGCCAGATTCCCAAACGTTCGCGGGCGAAGTCGGCCTTGCTCATGCCGCGCCACTCGCGGCGGATCGCCTCGAGGGTCAGCCGGTCACAACCCAGCGACGGGTTGGAGACCTTCCAGTTCTCCTCGTCGCCCAAGTCGATCTGGTCGAGGCTTTCCAGGTCGCCGGCCAGGCCCCAGTCGCGGTAGGCCAGCGACGGATCCTGCGCCCAGTCCGGGTCCTCGGCGGTGCGCGGCGCGCTCGGGTCGCCCCGCAGCCGCAGCCGGTACATGACCTCGCCGGTGTCTCCCGTCAGCGGCGGCGAGCTCGTGTAGAGGAACTGCGGGTTCGGGCGGGCCGACGCGGTGGGCAGCAGCGCCGAGTGCTGCGCGTCGGTGTACGCGTACGACTCGTCGACGATGTTGAGATCGCCGGAGAAGCCGCGGCCGCTGCCGGCGGAACGGGCGATCCAGTGGCACCACTGCTCCGGATAGCCGAGGTGCTCGTCGGACTTGAGCTCCACGGCCTCCTGGCCGTTGGTGTTGTGGAACTGCACGACCCGGTCGCCGACCAGCCACAGGTTCGGGTTCTTCGGGTCGATCTGCGTGCCGAGCCGTTTGACCAGCCGTTTGAACCGGCGGTAGCCCTGCAGCGCGGTCTTCATCTCGTGCGCTGACCACATGATCAGCTCTTCGCCGAGCACGAAGAGGCCGAACAGCACCCGCGCCTCGAGGATCGCGCCCTTGCCGTTCTGGCGGGAGACGACCTCGCAGTGCTCGAAGTGGCACCACTTGAGGGTCTTCGGGTCGAACGCGAGCATCCGGTGCAGCGCGTCGGCCTGCCACGGGTCGAGGATCAGGCCGGCGTCGGCGGCGAGCTCCACCGCGTCCGGGCCGAACGTGTGCTCGTACGGGGCGTGGGTGTCAACCCGCGGTCGCGGCGCGGGCCGCGGCGATTCGAGCCTGGAGGTCGACAAGCTTTCCTCCCCGCTTCGGACCAGCCGGCGCGGCGGCGGCCGGTGGCGGTGTGGCCGGCACCGACGGCTGCGCATCGGCCGGATCCAGCTGCTGGCGCAACTCAGAGAGCAACCTGGCCAGGCTCGCCTGCTGCGCGCGGGCCTCGCCGAGCGTCCGGTCGACGACCAGCTCCGTGCGGCCGTCCGCGAACCGGACCGAGGCGAACTCGTCGACGTCGCCGCGCAGCAGAGCGTCCAGGCGCTCGAGGCGATCGGCGGTGCGGGCCGCTTCCTCGAGGACAACCCGCGCGCGGGGACTGAGGTCTGGATGCTCGGCGAGGGTGTCGCTGTAGAGCCGGCGGCCGCGAGCGCCGAGCTGGGAGAGCCGCGGGTCGGTCACGTCCTCGGTCACGGCCGGCTCCGCGACCGGCGTGACCACCGGTGTCACATCGGCGCACGCCTCTGGGTCGCACCACTCGTGATTGCCCTTGCGATGCGCGCGAGAGCGCCGCTGCCGCTCGGCCGGTGTGAGTGCCATCAGACCCCCACAGCGATGTCACGGCCCCCAGCGACCGGCTCGGCCGCCGCGATCGGCACTCACGCGCCCTATCCCATGCGCATTTTTCAATCGGAACGGGCGGGGGGATAAAAGAGGAGCCGGGAGACGTGGGGTCGCCTGTTATGTCCGTTTCTCATTCCGGACCCCCTATCCCCTCAAAGGGAATGAGGATCAACGTCCACAATCATGCGAGACACAGTATGGCCACGCCTATTGTGCTTAGCCCATCGCACCATCGCACCATGGCGTGAGTTGCACCCATAGTGGGCAAGGGCCACGTTGTCCCTGCTAAGCCTGGCCCCACCCAGCTCTATAGCGATGATGTGGTCCACACTCCTGGACTGTGGGGTACACCCACGCAGGCCCTTGTCTACAGGCTGCCCACACCTGATGCAGTGCGTCTCATGGGGGTCCATATAGACCCTCGCACAGAGGGCCCTCCAGGGATTGCCCTTCCGGCCCGACCACTTCGCCATAGGAGCCCCCTAGAAAAGGCCCTTTCTGCGAAGCCCCGTTTTTGTGAAGCAAAAAGTGGCGCAGGCCGGATTTGAACCGGCGACCTTTGGATTATGAATCCAACGAGCTACCGAGCTGCTCTACTGCGCGCCGAATTAGTTGAGAGGTGCGCGGGCCACCGTTCAGGCCGGTACATGGCGACAGCCCCGAACCCGAGGCCCCTCTCAGCGGGGCGGGGGTTCCCCCAGCCGCACACCCCTCGATCAAATGGGGAGTCATCAACGCATGGCCGCCTCCCGCTTCCGGAGACAGTTCTAGCGCTGTCACGATGATGCGATGCGTGACGATCACCGTCAAGCATGCGGGCGTGACGCGCCGCCACGGGGTGATCTGTCGGTATACGCCTCAGCCTCCAGCAGCTGCTCCGCCTGATACGCCGCGGCGGCGCCGGCACGACGCGGCGGGTCAACGTGCGGGAAGCCGTTCGCACCGCAGGCCAGGCACTCGGCGCCCTCCTGGCCTACGACATGACCGGCCAGCTTGGACCGCCGTACCCAGTCACCGAGCCTGGCCCGCGCCACCCGCAGCTGGCCGAGCGCCTCGTCTGTGGTCCACCAGCGCTTGCCGTCCGGGCCGATCACTGCTCAACCCTCCAATTCAGGGATCGGCGCTTCGATCTCGGCCGCAGCTTGGGTCACCCATGCGGCGTCTTCCGCGCCACCCTCGCTCTGGTCGATCAGGTGGCCCTCAAGCTCGATCCGGACGCGGTTGGACGGCGCGAATCGGCGGAAGGTGTCGACGTAGATGTCCGTGACATCTTCGACCTCGCGCTCGATATCGGCCTTGATGCCGCGCATCACTACGGTCATGAAGCGGCCGGGCGCGGTCTCGATGACCACGCCGATCCGTCCCGCGAATACGCTGGTCATCTCGTCATCCCGCCATCTGTTCCACGACCTGGCTCCTCGTGCTCGACCTGCACTGGCACCGCGTAGACGACCCGATCGCCGTCGACCTCGACGGACTGCGCCGGCCAGCCTGCCTCCCGACGCTTCGCCCACCGGTCGATACTGAACGGGAACCGCGACCGCAGGAAAATGTCGAATTCCCTGAGCCAGGCAGCGATCCCGGGCGATCGGCCCCGGAACTCGAAGACGTGCGAACGTGGCGCATCGAAGACCCGGTCGAGCACCTCGGCCTGCCACTCGTCGAGCACGACGCCCATGGACCGTACGTAGCCGGAGACGTCGCGACCGCCAATCTCCACTCGTGCGTCCGTGAGTTCTAGTCTCATGTGTCGCTCCTGTCGATGTTTTGCTACTGCTGGCCGGCCATGTCGCGGGTTTGCCATCCGCCGTGCCCGCTCGCGCCGCGCCCGACTCCGGGCCGGTCCCGGGCCGCGGCCGCGACGACGTCGAGCAGCCCATGGTGGCCGTCGCTAAGTTCGGCGTACGTCCACACATGGGGCCGGCCCGGCCGCCGGTACCGCTTGCCGCATCCGCAGGCCTCTCGGTCCGGCGTTGCGTCGCCGGTACACACGCAGCGCTGCGAGACGCACTTGACCAGCCAGTTGATGCGGTGGGCGCTTTCGTGGTCGAGCTGCAGCGACCGGCGGCCGCACGCGGGGCAGCGGTGCTCGAGCGGACGCAGCTGCATGCCGTCATCGCCGGTTGCCTCCCGGGCCACCCGGTCCGCACGCTGCAGCAGCTTGTCGACCTCGGCCGCCAGGTTCGCATCGCGGATCCGGTCGACGGCGCCCTGGCGGCGCCACACGCCGCCTCCGCCGTCGGCGCCGAGGCCGATGTCGGAGCCGACGAGCCAGTCCAGGGCAGTCGGGACGCTCTGCAGGGCCACGTCCGCTCGGGTCCACGTCTTCGCGTTGCTGCCGGTGCCAGCCAGCAGTCGCACGGCGGTGGCCACGTGCTGGTGGACGACAACCTGAGCGTCGACGATGCCGAGCCGGACGGCGGCCGGGGACGGCGGGAGCGCGGACATGCCGTGGCGCAGGTTCCAGTCGCGGTAGGCACGGTCGGCGTGACCGAGCGCTTCGAGTCGCTCGGCCTGGCCGTCGTCGACGGCCCGGGCGACGGTGGTGGCGTGGCCGGGTTCGACGAGCAGCTCGAGCCAGGCCCACGCCGTGCGGATCTGGTCGGCGGTGATGCGGATCTGCTCGAGTAGGTAGGGCATCGCGTCCAGGGTCATGGGCTGTCCTCCCTTGCTGGTGGGGGTGTGGCGGGTATGGATCCGGGAGGCCAGGTGTAGGGCGGTAGGTCAGGTGGTGGTTCGGGTAGGCGTGAGCGGTGGTGGTAGATGTCCGGGTAGTGCGAGGTCCGGGGCTCTTGCTGGTGGGTTGGGGCTGCCGCAGGTGCTGGTTCAGGACCGGGGCGCCCGACCCGACCCAGGCCAGAAGGTTCCGGCACCACCGCCGGTGCTGATTGCGCCGGTGATGTGGCCGGTGTTGGACGCACTTCGGGTGCGGGATCACTGTTCGGATCAGATGGTGGATCAGTGATCGGATCACCGATCGGATCAGTGGTCGGTTTGTTGTTCTGATCGGTGATCGGAGCGTTGATCGGTTGATCCGGCGTTGATCCGGGATTGGTTGCCGGGTGATCGGCGCCGGGTGGTGGGGGGTCGAGCAGCAGCTGCTCGCGGCGTTCCATCGCCGCGGCCTCGTCCGCATCCGGGGCGGGCAGCAGCACCATGTCCGCCTCGTACGGGGTCCTCTTGCCTTTGCCCTCGTTGCAGCGCGCGCACGCGACGACGAGGTTGTCGCCCTCGGGCCCGGCCGCGCGGTCGGGGTCGACGTGGTCGAACGTCAACACCTTGCGGCGGTCCTTCGCGCGGACGGCCTTGGCGCTGAGCGGTCCGGAGCGGCAGTATCGGCAGCACTTGCCGTCGCGGCGCTGCACGACACCCTTGAGCCGGGCGTCGTTCAAGTCCGCCTTCTGCTGCTTGGACCTGTCGTTCTCCCGGCGAGACGGGTTGCGTTTGAGGAACGCGTGGATCCGGTAGCCGTAGCCCTCGATCCAGGTCTCGCCGAGGCACTCGCAGTCGTCGCCCGGGCGGTGCAGCAGCGGCTGCTCGCCCAGCACCGCGGTGCACAGCAGGTCGACCGTGCGCTGCTTGCCGCGGCACTGCCGCAGCACGGCGCCGGCCATGAGGTAGCCGTCTCGACGGCCGTGCGACGCCTCGGACTTGAGCCGGGCGTACGCGGCCTGGAGACGGTCGACCACGTCGGCCGCGCCGTCAGCGAGCGCCTCCCACACCGGCCAGATGTGGAAGTCGTCGCTTTCGAGCCAGTACGGCAAGGTGCCCCCGCAAGATCATTTCCATAGATCAACATGAATCAAGCTCTAGATAGGCGAAAGGCCCGGCCACCTCAACAGAGAGGTCGACCGGGCCAAAACACCCACCGAGGCTCAGGGGCCGCGCCTACGCCGCTCAGCGCACGCGACATACCCGTGCGCCCACGCCATCAGCACCAGCCCCACCCCGGCCACCACCGCGGCGACCACCAGCCCGCGCGACCACCAGCCGATCCAGTCGGCGGACGCGAAGAGCACCGCCCACGACAACAGCAGCCCACCGGACTGGCCTGCCACCGCCGCAGGCCTCCACCGCACCGGCCGACGCTCGCCGGTCACCGCGACGCCGCCGCGGGGTACTCGTCCCACATAAGCCCGTCCAACTCCCGGCCGGCCCGGTTCTTGCCGACGCGCTCAATGACCTCGCGGTGACCAAACCCGTCGAGCGCGGGACCGACCAGCCGCTCACGGCCCTGAAAGTTGCCGATGCCCCGATAGCCGTTGGGCGCCCACTCGCCCCACTGCTTGAAGAAGAACGGGACGCCCGCCGAGGTGCACTGATCGCGCAGCGAGCGGGCCCAGTCCGGCTCCATCGGCCGCGCGGCCCGGCCGGACTCGCCGCCGACCACAACCCAGTCGATGCGCGGATCCCCAGACAGCGCGGTAAACCCGGCATTGGAGTAGCGAAGCCCGGGCGCAACGTTGACGAGGTCGACCGGCCCGAGCAACGGTTCCATCGACAGCCAGCGCACGGCAGCCGTGGTTTCCAGCAGCGCCGGGATGCGGATGTCCGCCCACCGCTGGTCCTCGACACTCACCCCGAGCCACACGTTCGGCGGCGGCTCCATCTGCCCGGTCGGGGGCAATGATGGGTAGCCGCGCACGTTGCGGGCGCGACTGACATCCCGCCAGAACCGCACCGAGTTGAGCAACGCGCGCATCCGGCCGTGCCGCTTGGTCAGGACCTGGTAGGTGTGCTGATCGGCGATCGTCATGACGGAGAAGACGTCGGCGATAAACCGGTCGGGCACCTCGTCGTGGAACAGGTCGGACATCGAATTGACGAAGACCCGGCGCGGCCTGCTCCACCGCATCGGCAGGCCGATCGCGTCGCTGTGCAGCGTCAGCGCGAATCCCGGACCGGACGTGCGCGGGTCGCCGTCGCGCTGGTAACGGGGCGAACCCATGGCCTTCAAACGCGGCGCGAGGTTGAGCGCGTAGCAGTTGTCACAGCCCGGCGAGACGCGGTCGCAGCCGGTCGTCGGGTTCCACGTGGCCTCGGTCCACTCGATCTTGCTCTTGTCACCCATCGGCGAGAGCACCCGCCCGCGCCGCCCGGGCCGCCCACCCCGCGCACAGCAGACCCGGACGACCGTCGATCCGATACGGCAGTCCGCGCACGATCGGCGGCTGCCAGTCGTCCGGGTCACCGGCGATGGACCGCCCGTCGGGGTGCTCCCAGTGCACCGGCCGGCGCATGTCCTCGTGGCAGTAAAACGGTGTGCCCGCGCCAGGCAGCGCGAGCAGCGCCTCCTCGGTGAACTCCTCGGCCCGCTCTTTGCTGTCCTTGCGGAACGCGCAGTCGGAACACATCCGCTTCTGGGCCTGGATGTCCTGCGGGCTGGTGGGCGGGATCGGAGCCTTCTGCACGACGTCGAAGACCGGCACCCAGCAGGTACAGCCCTCGGTCCCCTTGTTGACCTCGCCCCAGCAGCAGCCGACGGCCACGTAGTCGGGGTGCGCCCGGGCCCACAGGACCGCGCCGCCCAGCCACGATTCCTCGCCGTGCGTCAACTTGGTGATCGATTCCGGGACGTCGACGCCGAGGGCCGCCGCCTGGTCGACGACCCGCTGGATCGCGTGGCGCTCAAAGTCACTGACCACCGCTGGTCCTCGATTCCGGACTGACCGGCAGGCCAGCGCCTCGCACCCACCACTCCGGATGCCGCGCACGACGCTCCAGCTCGATCCGACGCACGTGGGCGCGGCAGGGCTGGCACTTCTCCCTGGCCTTCAGGTGCCGGCGGTAGGCGGCCTCGCTCGGACAACCTTTCAGCCCCCGTCGGGGCCGGGCGGCCGACACGATCTGGCCAGCGGTGCGCTTGGCCTCGGCGAGAGCCGCCAGCGCCTGACGCCAGGTCACGCCGGCGGCGAACGCGGCGAGGGCGGTACGGCGTACTGCCTCGAGGGATTGGCTCTGGTTGTCATTCACGCGACCGCCCCCGCTCGACGCCGCCGCGGGAGGCGAGCGCGGCCGCGAGACCGGCTTCAACGATCGCCGCTGTGTACTCCTCGAATTTGGAGTCGTCGAAGCGCAGGCTGGCCGCGCACGCAGTGACCGCGTCGAGGTAGGCGGAGACCATGTCTGGTGTCGGCTGCTCGGCTGCAGGCGGCGCCGGCCGCAGGAAGCCGTCGCGTGCCAAGAGTTCGGTCGCGTTGGCGAGATGGTGCACCATTTCGGCCATCGCCGGGCCCGCGATGATCTGCTCGCCGCCGTAGCCGGACACGACAGCGTGTAGGCGGCCCTCGATGTTCAGCCGCCGGTCGGCCTCGCTGAGCTTGCTCACAAAGTCGCTGGTCCGCTCGGCGATCGCCTGACGCAAATAGCAGGCAAGGTCGAGCGCTTCCTCGTATGCGTCGCGCAGCGCGTCGCGGCCGTTGTGCGGCTGCAACGGCGTGCCGTAGCGCTCGACGCCGATGCGTTCACGGGTCCGCAGGTCCTCGCGCACCAGGCCCTGGACAGTCGCCCGGTCGTTCGGGACCGGGGCCGGCTGCTCGGTGCTCAGGTCAGGGCTGCCCATCAGCGGAGGCCTCTTTCTCGTCGCGCGGCTGTGACGGACAGGCTGTCCGTTGCATGTCGGTGGTGATCAGTTCGTCGCGGGGCAGATCGGCCGGGTTGCGGTTGCAGCAGGCGGTGATCGTGGCGCCCGGCCAGAGCAGATGGACCGCGCGTTCGGCGATGAAGTTCTCGTCGGTCGGCCAGTACGAGGTCACGACCCGGTACAGGTCCTGGAACAGGAAGCAGTCACCGATCGCGGTGTGCCGGGCGTGCCGGGCGGGGTTGACGCCGCAGGCCATCGCGATCAGATCGGACTTGCGCGCTACCGGCAGCGGCCGGCCGGAGCCGAGCAGCCACCCGTACGCGAGGTCGGGCACATCGAGGGGCTTGTAGTGCCAGGACGGTAGGATGCCGTGCGCGCGCATCCGGGCGGCGAGGCCTTCGGCGTCGAATGCGGGGTTCGATCCGGCCAGCTGTTTGCCGCGGGTGGCTGCCTCGACCGCGAGCAGCGCGCTGTATTCGTCGACAGCCTCGGGCATGTCGGTGGCGAAGGCCGGGTGCCGGTCGTAGAAGCCGCCGATCTTCAGGGCGTCCGGGTCGGCGTTGCCCATGTCCAGGTCGTCCAGCCGGATGGTCCAGACCTCGACACCGGTGGCCGCGATCAGCCCGATTTCCCAGATCCGGCGGTCCGGGCGTAGCGAGGTGGTTTCCGTGTCGATGAACACGATCTCAGGATCGGAACTCACCGATTGCCTCCTGATCAGTGGGCGAGAAATGGTGCGGGGGATGCCCCGGCGCCGCTTTGCGCACGGCACCGGGGGCGGTCATGGGGCTAGGTCAGCTGGTGAACCGCGTGCGGCGCCGGCGGGCGAAGACGAACAGCACCGCACCGACGGCCAGCAGGACGACCGCGGCGGTGAGGAATCCGCCCGGTCCGGTGATGGGCAGTCCGGAGCCGCCGTCGCCCGTCGCGCCGCCGGCGACAGTGCCGCTCGGCTGGCTGGAGCTCGGGTGCGGGCTCGGGGTCGAGCTGGTGGCCGGGGCGCTGGTGCTGGGGCTCGGCGACGGTGAGCTCGACTCGTCGCCGCCGGGCTGGCAGGCGAAGTTCCAGTGCTGCTCGCCGAACGTCAGGGAGGTGACGGTCGCGATGGGGCCCTCGTCGTGGCCGTAGCCGACACCGACGGTGGTGATGGTGGTCGTGTCGGTGTAGCCGGACCACTTGCCCTTGAGCTCGGCCACCTCGTCGACCGGCTGGGACTGGCCTCCCGGATCGGATGCCGCGATCCTCGACGACCAGAACTTGCCGTTCGCGTCGATGTTGATCGTCGAGTACGGCGCGGTTTCCATCTTGATCAGCGGCGCCGGGCCGGTCTCGACGTCGGTGGTGAACGTGGCGACCGGGACGGCGGCCAGCGCGATCGGCTCGTCCAGGGCGATGTGGAAGATGCCGCCCTCGGGCCCGAGCTGGAGGCCGTCGGGTTCCTGGGTCGGGGCCAGCGGGCCCTCGTCGCCGTTGACGTACACCTCGTCGGTGCAGGCCGAGGCGACGGTGATGATGTCGGAAGCCTGGGCGGCCGCCGGCGCGATAAACACCGCGGCGATCACGGCCGCCGTCGCGGCCAGGTGCCGGAGGTATCGGGTCACGTGCTGGTCTCTCCTTCTGGTGCCCCGGCGCCGGATTGCGCTAGGGAGACTGGATTGGGGTGAGGTTCAGAAGTCGCCGGGAGCGACCTGGAAGACGGTCAGCCCGAGCGAGCGCCACATCTCGACGACCTGGCGGCGGTCGTCGAACACGCCGAGCACGTCGTAGCGGTGGCGGATCTCCCGGTCGAAGATCTCGAGCTTGACGACCGAGTCCTTGCGCATGTCGCCGTCGGCGCGCATGTAGAGCACCGGATCGTCGATGCCGAGGTGCTGGTGGAGCCACGCCGCGGTCGCTGCCCGGGCGGCCTCGTGCCGGCCGGAGCAGAACACCAGCTGGTGCCCGGCGTCGTACAGCGTGCGCACGACGTCGACGACCGGCTTGTTCGGCTGGTCCTGGTCGACGCCGGCGGTGTCGTACGGGCTACGGCCGCCCAGCAACGCCACCGTCCCGTCGACGTCGACCAGATACACCGTCGACGCCCACGGATCCACGGCACGCCGCAGATACGGTTCCGCAGCGACCACCGACCCAACCTCGGGCACTCCCGTGACGTAGCCACCGGCGAGATACCGGCGGTACATGGACCTGATCACACCGTCCGGCACCCGGGCGAGGCCCTGCCGTTTCGCGTTGCGGGCCAGGCACAGCTCGATCGGCACATCGCGCAGGTCGTGGACCTCGACGCTCGCGCCGCACTGGGCGGCGATCGTGGCCAGGTGCCGGGCGACGCGCTGGGGCAGGTTCGTGTCGTCGCAGATCACGTCGATGCCGCGGCCCAGCAGCGTCCGGATCAGCGCGTCCCGGCTGGCGGCCACGGCCGGTTCGGTGCCGCCCGCCGGCGCGGACGGCCCGTCGATGTGGATGCTGTTGTGCAGCATGGCGCGCAGGTCGTCGCGATTGACCCGGGCCCGGCCGATGGGATCCTCGGCCACCCACGTGCGGGCGAAGAACGTCTTCCCGGAGCCGGGCAGGCCGCGGGCAATGATCAGCGTGGCCATCACGCGGCCGCTTCCGCGGCCGCGCGTGCGCCGGCCGGGGTCAGGTACGGCTCGGGCCGGGCCCGCTTACGCAGCTCGGGTTCGATGTCGCGGCCGTCGAGCAGCGCGAACATCGCCCACTTGTCCAGACGGTCGCCCACCACCGCGGCGAAGGCCTTGCGGTCCTCACGCGTGATTCCGTCCTGGATCTTGTCCCAGAAGCTCTCGGGGAGCCGGCCGACGATCTCGTAGAACGCGGACAACAGGCGGCCCTGCTCGGCGAAAACCCGACCGTCGATGGCGGACGCGGTGCCCAGGACCCAGTCGTGGAACTCGTCCGGCAGCTTCGCCAGGAACTCCTCGATCGGGCGGCCGGTGAGCATGTGCTCCCACACGGTCCGCGCCGTCAACCCGGTGATGATCTTGTGGAGGGCGACGTAGTCGTCCTGCTTGATCTTCACCATGGCCCCGGACACCGTGTCGTGCACGACGATACCCTCGGCGTTCGGGCGCGGCGGCAGTGCGAGGGCCTCGCCGAAGGTGAACGCGTTCATGGTGTGCGCGACGAGCCCGGGCCAGCCGCTGATCATGGCCATGGCCGCCGGCGGGATCGGCCGCCCGTACGCGGGTTGCCCGCCGATCAGGACCAGGTCGTCCATGCCGGCGTAGTCCACGACGATCCGGTTGCCCGGGTAGATGATCTCGACCAGGGTCGTGATGTCTGGCTGCGGCCGGTAATCGGGGTAGCGGGTGCGCAGCAGCTGCGTAGCGTGCAGGGCCTGCTCGGAGGCGAAGCTGCCGCGGGTCGCGACCGCCCACCCGCCGTCCGGGGCCGGGTAGATGATGCCGAGGCTGCCGTCCAGCTTGTCCGACACCACCACCGAGGCGGACGGCTCGATCAGCGGCGCGCCAGCCTGTCCGTAGTTGAAGAACTTGTCGAAGCCGCGGGCCACCACCTCGAGCGTGCCGGGCCGGTAGATCAGCCCTCGGCAGGCGAGCGTCGTGCGGTTCCACGCGCCCGGGGTGACCGCGCACAGCTCGGTGTAGTTCAAGATCCGCAGGCCGGGATCGTCGGGGTGGTCCTGGGCGCGGACGAGCCGGTTCAGGATCGCGTTGGTCAGGTCGGCCATGTCGAGGACGTCGTAGAGACGCCGCAGCGGGTTAGGCATGCGCGTCGCCGCCGTTCCCGGGCTGCGCGGCCGCGGCCGGCGGCGACCAGATCCGCTTGATCGGCCCGAAGTCGCGGTTGACCGTGTCCCAGTCCTTACTGGTGAAGCCGGGGTGCTGGCTGTTCGCGTCGGCGCCGTAGAAGTCGACCTTGTGGACGTATCCGCGGGCGAACCAGATCCCGCCGAAGCGGTCCTGCCACACCTCGCCGGGCTGCGGCACGCCGTCGGCGGGCCGCGTGCGGGTGACGCGGACATTCGCCGAGGTGGTGTCGATGGTGATCTCGCTGCCCGCGGTCACGGTTAGGGTGAGAACGGCCTGATCGAACTGACGAACGACCGCGTCGGTGAGGTAGACGCTGACCAGCTCACCGGTCTCGTAGATCGTTTCGGTCTTGGTGTTTGTGCTGCTCACGCGTGGTGTGCCTTTCGCTGTCTCATCGCGGGAAGGACGGTTTCGGCCGAGCAGGTGGCCACGAGCAGATCGCCGGGCCAGTGCTGCCAGCCGTCGAACTCGGCGGCGTCGTGGATGACCCGCCACGTGGTGGTGCCTTGCAGGCGGCCGCCGGCGTATCCGGCGAGCGCCTCGAGGTCGGGCAGGGCAGCCGCGATCAGGGCGTCGCGGTCGATGTCGCCGGGCGGGAGCGGCCAGACGACCATCAACCCGGTGCCCAGGAACGCGGCCGCCCCGCTCATTCAGGCGGCCGGCTTCTGGGCGATCGTCTGCTGCAGGATTTCCTCGACGATCGCCGCGGCGCGGGTGAACGCGGCCGCGGTGGCGTCGTGCCGCACGCGATAGGCGCTTCCGGGTGCGGCCGCGGCCGCGGACTCTGCGGCGCCGGCGGCCGCCGCGCGCAGTTCGTCGACGGCCCGGGCGGTCGAGCCATCCGCGAGCCCCGCGTACGTCGCCCACGCCTCGGCCGGGACCAGCCCGCGGGAGGTCAGCGTGCCGTCCAGGACACGGTTCCAGACGAGGACCGCCTCTTTTTCCACATAGGACGCGCGCAGCGATTCCTGGCCGGGCCTGGCCGGCTGCACGAACGTGCGCAGCACCTGGGCGAGCGCGGCGTGTAGGTCGGCGATCCGGGCGGTGGCCCGGTCCAGGTGTGTGGACAGCTCCGCCTGCTCGACGCGGTCGGTGGCGGCCGGGAGGTCCTGGTCGACGACGTCGAGCAGGGTGTCGCCGAGCTCGGTGGTCCGCCACGGCCATTTCTCGTCGCTCGGCTGGCCGCGGTGCAGGAAGACCAGCAGCTGCGATTGCAGCGGCCGCAGCCGGGCCGTGGCCTTGCGCAGACCGCCCGGGCCGTGGCCGTCGACCTGCTGATAGTCCTGGCCGTCCTCGGGGCTGTCGGTACGGCGCAGCCGGTGCCGATGCACCTGCCCGGCCGCGGCCGCGCGCAGCAGCTCTACGTGCTCCGGCTCGAGCTGGATGTTACGGGCGGCCATCAGTAGCGACCCCGCGAATCGTTGAGGCGGTGCTTGATCGCCGAGGCGTCCATCACCGCGGTGGCGCTCTCGTCGACGCGGTGCCGTCCGGCACCGGTCACCACCACCGGCTGCGCCACGGCGCGAGCTCCGGGGTTGCCGTAGCGCGGCGCCGGCGGCGGCCGCCGGCCGGGCACGGGCGTGGACGCGGCGCCGGCGACGACGGTTCGCGTGGCGACGTGACAGCCCAGGAGGTGGAGCGCGGCGGCGGTGATCGCCGCGGCGACGGCGACGGCGTACGCCAGCGGCAGCCCGGCGAGCATGAAGAGCACCATGGCGAGCACGCTGGCCAGGACCACGATGATCGCGCCGATCACGACGTCGACCGCCGGATACCGGCGGGCGGCCCGCACGGCGGCGCGGACGGCGAGGAGGCCGACCAGGAGCACGGCGGCCGCTATCACCAAAATATCGATGTAAGACACGAAAAATCCCTTCAGGAGGCCTAGGAGAGCCGGCCGGTACGGAAGGCGAGCGCGACGGCGTGCGCGCGGTTGCGGGCGCCGAAGGTGTGGAACAGCCGGCGCGCGTACGTTTTGACGGTGTCCTCGGAGATGTAGAGGTCGCGGCCGATGTCCGCGTTTTGCTGGCCGTCGGCCATGCGCTCGAGCACCTGGGCTTCGCGGTAGGTCAGCTCGCGGGTGGCCATCGGGGCGACCGGCGGCTCCGGCGTGAGGATGCCGCGGCGGTAGGCGATCGCGACGGCGTGCGCGCGGTCGCGTGCCTGCAGCTTGCGAAACAGCGTGCGGCTGGCGTACTTGACGGCGTCCAGGTGCGTGCCGGCGTTCGCCGCGATGTCGATGTTCGACAGGCCGTCGGCCATGCCGTGCAGCACGGCGGCCTGTTCGTCGGACACCACGCCGCCGGAACTACCGCGCCGTGGCCGGGCGGGCGGCGCGGAGCTGGGTTCGGCCGGCACCGTCGTGCGTGGCGAGGGCAGCTGCCGGGGCGCGGCGATCGCCGGCGGTGTGTGTGCACGTAGCGGGAGCAGCCGGGCGAGGACGTCGTGCGGCACGGTACGACCGCGCAGGTTCAGCGGACGGCGCAGCAGCAGGGCGTCGAGCAGGTCGTGCACGTAGTCCGGCGCCGTCACCACCAGTCCCGGCAGATGCGGCAGGTTGGACAGGGGCGAGCCCGGGGCGGGCCGGGCACCGCGGTTACGGATCCGGAACGCCACCTCCGCCGGCACCTTGTGCCCGCGGAAGTTCACCGGCGGGCGGGTCAGCAGCGCGTCGACCAGGTCGTGCACGTACTGCGGCGTGCCCGACTCGCGGGCCGTCGTCATCATGCTCATTCGACGTCTTCTTTCTCTCCCAAGATCGCGGCCTCCCGCTCGGCGGCGGCCTCGACGATCTCCGGACGGATCCGCCGCGCAGGCCGTGGGGCTTGCGGGGCGGCAGGGTCTGTGTGGTGCGCGTCGCCCGGCTTGCCCATCAGGCCGCACGACGAGCACCGCCGGTTGCCGAAGAAGTCCGCGGCGACGTCGACGTCCGGGATCAGCACGTGCCGCAGGACACGGCTACGCACCGGCCGCGGCGTCACGGCTGCACCTCGAGTTCGTCGAGCAGGCTCGGCATGTCCGGGGTGCCGGCCGCGCGTCGAGTGCTGCCCTGCGGCGAGTGATCCCGACCCTTACGAGGGTTGACCTTCTCGTCGCATGCCCGGCCGCGGCCGCGGCGGCGAGACTCGGCCGAGCGCAGCTTGCGGTGGCACTTGTCGCACTCCACCAGCTCGTCGTCGGCGGCCGGCCCGGTCAT